GTTCAATAATACCAATTGTTTTTAAATAATTATACATATTTATAGATAATTCTTTTATTTATAAATAAATTTAAAATATTTTTTAATTTAATTTTATAAAATTAATTTTTAGTAGAATTCTAAATTACGATGACTATAATAATAGCATTATTTTTCAATCGAATCATTGGGATGAACACCGTAAATCAGATATTCATAAAGATTATCTTAAAAAATGTTTTCCAATTATCAAAAAATAAATGAATATAAAATATTTTTATAAATAAATAAATATGACAACTATTTATAATATTTTTTCATATATTAAAGCACATTATGATAATCAACATAATAATCAACATAATAATCAACATAATAATCAACATAATAATCAACATAATAATCAATATAATAATAATTTAGAAGATATATTTAATAATTTAATAAATCGATACTATTATTTTGATATACAATTAGGATATTTTTCATATTTAGATTATTTAGAAAAAAATAATTTAGATATAATAGATATAAAATTAAAATGGAATGAAGTCAGAAAAGATTATGAATTTAGAAATTTTGTAAAAAAGATATATAATGAAAAATGTATAATATCAAATGTTGATATTGACGAATGTTCAATATGTCATATTAAACCATTATCCATATCAAATGATGATGAAAAATATGATTATAATAATGGATTAATATTAAGTGAAAGTTTACATCGTTTATATGATAAATATTTATTTACAATAAATCCGGAAACATTTCAAATAATAATATCAGATAAGATAAAAAATAAAAATTTATCTATAAATCAATATATAAATAAAAATTTATCTATAAATCCATTTTCCAAAAAATATTTAGAATATCATTACAATATTTTTAATAAATCAATATATTGAAAAGCTGTTTTTTTAATATAAAAAATAATATAAAATATTATTAATTATAGATAGTAATGGATAAATTTTTATCATTATCTAAAAATGATATAAAGTATAATGAAGAACAACTTTCTTTTATAAATGAACCGTTAGATAGTTGTAAATTACTTGGAATACCTGGAGGAGGTAAAACGCAGTCAATAATAGGTAAAATTCTTTATAATTATACAAATAATATAATTACTAAAAATAATCAATTTTTAATACTTACTTTTAGTAGAAGAGCATGCAATGATTTTTTTGAAAAAGGTAAAAAACAAAATAAAATATTATTTAATAAAAAAAATATACGTACTATACACTCATTATCTGGAAAAATAGTTTATACAATATTACAAAAAAAATCATCATCACAAGATACAGTAATAATATCATCCGTTGAATTAATTAATAATAACAAAGAAGAAATATTAGAAATGGATGAGTTTAATAGTTTAAAAGTAATCTTTGTAGATGAAGCACAAGATATTTCTTTTATTCAATATAAATTCATAGTAGAAATAGGTAAAATAACAAATTCATCTATTATTTTAATAGGTGATCCAAATCAAAATATTTATCAATTTCAAAATGGTTCAGATCAATATTTAATGAAACATCCTGGTAAAACATATACTTTAATTAAAAATTATAGATCAACACCTCATATAATAAACTTTATAAATAATTTTCGTCCATGGAATAATAACACATCTCAGATGGTATCTACAAAAGAGGTAAATGATCCTTTTAATAAAAAACCAGTTTTATTTATTGGGACAATAGAAGAAATTATTGAAAATATAACAAATAAGATATTAAAATCACCTTTTCCATATGAAGAAATTGCAATTATTGGTCCAGTTAAAAAATCAAAACCATATAATGATATTTATACAAATATTGGATTATCATTATTTACAAACCTTCTAAATAAATATAATATTAATTATGTAAAACATTATGAAGATACAAATAGAGAAGAAGAACTTTATAATGAAAATAAAAAAAAAAAGAATCATATTAATTTATTTACTATTCATGGATCAAAAGGTTTGGAGTTCCATCAAGTTTTTTTACTTAATTTTCATACAAAGACTTTTGGAATGATTCCGACAGAAGAAAAGTATAAAGAGTTTAAATATTTATGGTATGTTGGTCTTAGTAGAGCATCATATGATTTAAATATATATGTTGAAAAAACGAAACTTCCATGGAATGAATTAAAAAATTGTCCGGAAGATTTGTATATTATTGAAAATAGTAAACCTGTATTTATAAAAGAATTGAAATTTCAAGAAGAAATAATTCCATTATATAATACTGTTACTGAAATATTAGGTTCAAAAAAATATTTAAACGATGAGTTAATGTTTGATTTAGAAAATATTTTTGAATATCAAATAGAAACAATTAAAATATTTGATGTACCTTCTAAAAATATTAAAAATTACAAAGAATATTCAGCACTATATGGTATGTTTATTGAGAATATTTTTAATTATTATTATAATAAAAATAATAATAATATTCCGGATTTTATAATTAAACTTAAAAAAATAATAAATAATACAATAATTATACCTAAAAAATATATATATGGATATAAAATATTAAAAATAAGATGTCCTTTCATAAAAGATTTAGTAAAACTTTCTGATTTTATTGTGATAAAAAATCAATTTAAAGCAGAAGAAGAAGGAATATATGAATATTTATGTGAATTATTAAATAATGATTTTGATAAAGAATTTTTTATTTATTATGAAAATGATGTTATACATTATTCTAAAGAAAATTTATTGAATTCGATTGATAGTTTAGAAAATACAGATAATTTAAATAAAGATCAAATAATAGAATATATTTTTAATATTACAATATATTATTATCAAAATAATAATGAAACAGCATATTTATGGAATGTTGATTTTAAAGAAGAATTAAAAGACCTTGATATATATATAAATGCAATTATAAATTATGCACAAAATATAGATGAAAAATTTATATTTCATCCATTATTTAGACATCCTAAATTGGCATTAATTGGAGAATTAGATATGTATAATGACAAAAAAATTGTAGATATTAAATTTTCAAATAATTTATATAATAAGCATATATTACAAATTTTATTATATTATCATATTATAAATCCATCCTTTAAAAAAGATTATCAATTAGAATTATGGAATTTTTATTTAGGTAATAAATACATTATTCATTTAAATAAGTCTAATCTAGATACCTATAAATTATTGAGAATATTATCTATATCTATCCAAAAAAAATTACAAAATATGATTTTCATATATGATTTAGAAACAACGGGATTTTCTTACACAAATAAAAAAATAGATATTATTGAACGTCATTTTGAAGAATTAACAACAATGATTATTCCATCCTCAGGATTATTAAAACCGGTTAATGTTCCATTTATTCCATTTCATATTACATCTATAACAGGAATAACAAAAGAAGATGTTTATAATCATGGTGATAGTATAGATAAATTTAAAAATGAAATGAAAAAATTATTTCATTATTGTAATAATCCAATATTTATTGCACATAATGGTAATAGTTTTGATCATAAAATATTATTAAATGAAAATATATTTACATATGATAATTGTAAATTATTGGATAGTAAAATGATTATACGATTATTTTTAAATGATAATATTACAAATAAAAGTTTATCAGACATATTTAAATATTTATTTAAATATAATCCTGATGCACATAGAGCAAAATCAGATGTAGAAATGTTAAAATCTATATTTCATAAATTAGGTATTACTGAAGATAAAATTTTGAATATGTAATGAAAGATTAAAAAAAATGACAGTAATAATCCAATGCTAGAAACTTATTATAATAAATGAACAAGATAAATTTTTTAATAAAATTTTTAATCGTATTTTTATAATAAAACTAAATAATACTAAAATTTTAAATAAAATTTTTTTTTATTTAAAATTAATTTATTATATTATTAAGTTTCTAGCATTGTGTGCAAAGTTGTAAAATCTATCAATAATAAAATATATAGTCATTGGAATTTATAATTATTTTTTATGATATACATATAAAATTACCTGAATTTTATTTTGCAATAATTATATCATAGATAATAAAAAAAAATGATAGCAAATAATATATAAATTTAAAAATATTATATATTGCATTGATTGTATTTTAATATATTAGATTTTTGAAATGGATGATGATATAATATTCGATTTAGAACATGTAAATAATATAAGTTTGTGTACCTTATTATATTATGAAAGATTATTACAAGAAAAAGGTCATAATACAACTGTTTTATCGGATTATGAAAAGGAATGCAAAACATATGGTCATGGTGGCTACTACATAGGTTTATGTAAAACTAAAATAGATATGAATATGATATTAAATGACTCATTTTTTGAAAACGCAATAAAAGAGAGTGACAAGAACTATCATGAAAATCCTCCATCTAGCTGTGCTGAGGCTATTAGTGCAATGAATGCAAAGAGTAATATGTCATGTTTTAACAAACTCTACAAAGCATTAGATGAATATCTACATGATATTTTATATTACCATCTACTTTATCGTCCTCCAGACACAAATATACCTGGAGATAAAGGTGGAACAGAATATCAACGTTTGTCAAAAGAAACCTTAATTGGAAAAAGTTAAATTGTCATATAATTTTTTACTTTTTATAAATATTATATTAGCTTATTTTTTTTGGTTTATCTAGTTTTATATCAATGCTAGAAACTTTAATATAATAAATTAACACTATTTTTTCATAAATATTTTTATATTTATTAAATATATTATCTTATGTGATTGTATTATACAATGATTTGATTTATAAAAAATGATATTATTAAGTTTCTAGCATTAACCTTTAACATGTATATTAACAATAAAAAATTCAAATATCGATTTTGTAAAGATGTTAAATGATATAAAAGAAAATCCTGAGTTATTGGAAACATTTGATGACCAATGTTTACTATGGTGGAATAAGAAAGATTTAATATGTTTAATAAAAGATATAGTAAGTAAATATTTTAATAAAAGTTCAAACACATATAATATCTCAATACAATTTAAGATGTCATTGCAAAGTTTAATAGATAATCCAAAAGAGTTATTAGAGTTAATAAATGATTGTTTGAAACCGAAAGAAGTAGAAAAAAAAGAGAATGGAGAAGTATTTACTCCAATGATATTAGTAAATGAAATGTTAGATAAATTACCAAAAGAAGTATGGAAAAATAAAAATCTTAAATGGTTAGATCCTTGTTGTGGCATGGGTAATTTTCCAATAGCAGTATATTTAAGATTAATAGAAGGATTAAAAGACGAAATGAAAGATATAAAAGAAAGAAAAAAACACATTTTAGAAAATATGTTAATTATGAGTAAATTAAATAAAAAAAATGTATTAGTATGTAAGCAAATATTTGATATAAATAATGAATATAAATTAAATATTTATGAAGGAGACAGTTTAAAAGTAGATTATAACCAAGAATTTAAAATAAAAGAATTTGATATTATAATTGGAAATCCACCATATAATGCATCAGGAACTAAAGCATCTGGAAATACAATATGGCAATTATTTGCAAATAATAGTATAAAATTATTAAAAAATAATGGTTATATTTGTTTTCTCCATCCAAATGGATGGATAAAACCAAATACTGTTCATTCTACACAAAAAAATAGACATCGTTTTATTTGGTCAAATAGAAATGATAATGGATTTTATGGGATTAAAAAAATTATATTTGGTGATAGTGGTATATATAATCCTATTATTGATATAGATGGTAAATATGCAATGTCTGAACATGCAATGGCTATAATAATTGATAATATTAAAGAAGGTGAAATATTATCAAAAATATTATGTTCGTCAATATTTAAAAAAATTCTTAAAGCATGTTTATGGTCATCTTTCGCGATTGATTGGGTTTATTTAAAGACTTAAAAAAAACTTTTATGAATTATTAGATGACGATAATAAAATTATAGAACAAGAAAATATTAAAAATGAAATATCAAAAATAGATACTAAAATTACGAATGAAGATAAAAAAATTGAAAAAATTATTGACGATGAACTTAATGATTTTAAAGTATCTAAAAAGAAAATATCAAAACCTAATATAATTATTAATGATGATAGTAAAGAAGAAAAAGTTATCAAAAAAATTAGAATTAAAAAAGCAATAATAATGAAATTAAATGAACTTTATTAGAAATTTATTTTATAATTATAATACAATATTCCACATAAAAGTGAATATTTTTTAAATTAATGTGGTTGAATATTATTTAGATAGTAATAAAACACAAAAAGAAGTATGTGATATTTTTAAGTGTTCTATTAAAAGTTTATATTTTTATACAGTCAAATATTATTATTTTATAATTTATATAGTTAAAAATAAAAAAAATTTTATTTGAAATTTTAGTATTATTTAGTTATATTGTAAAAATACGATTAAAAATTTTTAAATAAAATTTTTCTTGTTAATTTATTATAATAAATTTCTATCAAAGCGTGTGATGGTGGAAAGATATGAAAATGAATATTGTATTAAGTATGTTCAATAATAAATTTTAAAGACTTAGAATTATCAAGAAGACATTTAGCATATATAATAAAACATAATAATGTATCATAAAAGATTTTGTAAAGATATAAATATAAATGAAAAGTTGAAAGAATTTTATAAGGAAATAAATAAACATACAGATTGTTTCATAATTAAATATCAATAAATTATTAATAAAATAAAAAAAAAATAATATTTTTTTTTAATAAAATATTATATTTAAATTTTGATTAAAATTATAATATAAATAAAAATATACATATATAGTAAACCAATGCTATAAACTTAAGAATTATAACAATAAAAACAATAACTAATGAATAAAAAAAATATTTTATTGTATAAAATATTTTTTATTGATAATTTTATATTATTCGGTTTTAAATTTATA